CGAAGCGGTAGACGGGGCGACCATCCGAGGACTTGCGGGAGGTGCGGAAGAGGTAGCCCGAGTCGCGGGCGAAGTTGACCCACTCCGAGCAGCCGGCCCCGAGGTAGGCGAGTTGCTGGGGCGTCATGCCGTCCAGATCGTCGGCCGACTTGGGCTTGGTGGTGTGGTGCATATACAGCAGGGCGGCCTTCGTGCGCTGAAGCATCTCATGGACACCTCCAGGGCCACGGAGGAAGGCGGTCGTCTCGGCTTGGGAGGCGATGTCGAAGTCGGCGTACGCGAGGAGCGGGTCGGCGATGATGAGGTCGATGCGATGCTTCTCGACCATCTGCCCAAGGTACTCGACGAAGGCGAAGCCCGTCTTGGTGGCCTGTCGGACGAAGATGAGGTTCTCCTTGAGCAGTCGGCGGTCCGACTCCACTAGCTTCGCGGTGGCCCCGATGATGGCCTCGGAGGCGTCCCCTAGGTCGTTCTCGGCTTGGACCATGAGGATGCGTAGGGGGCGGACGGGGCGCAGTCCCCAAGGGGCGTGACCGATGGCCCAGTTGACGGCGAGGTGTGCCGCCATCGACGACTTGCCCGTGCCGGAGAAGCCCACGATCTGGAACGGGTAGCCTTGGCAAATCCAACGGCGCTCACCCCCGATGAGGACCGTCTTGTCGTCCTTGGGGTCGAAGGCCAGCATGGCGTCGAGGTCGAAGTACTCGGTGGAGTTATCTCCTCCTGGTTGTCCCTTGCGGACCTGTAGGCTTCGGGCGAGTTGCTCTTGGGCGAGGAGGATGGCGTCTGGATCAGCGCCGGGTTGCCCGACGACTTGCAGGACGGCACGGGCTTGCTCCGCAAGTTTGCGGAGATTAAAGGTCTTAATCACCGCATCATCCCACGCAGGGTTCGGCTGGATGAAAGCCCCCGTGGTCGCTAGGTCGGAAACCTCGAAGGCTTCAACGTTGGACCCAAGGTTGCGGAGACGCTCGGAGACCGTCAGCTCGTCGGGCGTGACACCCTCGTCGATTAGCCCGGTGATGGCTGAGGCGATGTCCTGATGCTTAGGCTCGAAGAAGTAGGACGGCAGGAGGCCGCTGGGAAGCGGTGTGCCTTGGGCGACGGAGACGGCGAGGATGTGCCGTTCCGCGTCGAGGGCGGAAGGTGGGGGTTGTTCCATGGCTTGGAGATTTATTTTAAAATCATCCCATATTCATTTATGCCAGGACTTATGAATAGGTTTTGTTTTTTGATTAAAGACGGCCTATCAATCTTGTTGTATTGAATAAGATGATGCCAGCGCTTGAACCGCCAGATTACCTCTACGCAGTCTGGGTGCTTCCGCTTGAGGCTTTCGGCGAACTCACGGCGATTATCTCCGGTGTTGTAGATGGTGTCCGTGTTGCCCCCCTTCATGGTCATGGTTGCCACCTTGTCCTGAAGGAAGGCGTTGAAAAGGATGGTACACCAGCCAGTCTTTAGGCAACGGATGGACAAATCGCTGTCCTCATTATATCGGCCTTCCCATCGGTGCGGGATTGAGTTGTTGATGAGGATGCAACTGTAGATGCGGCAGTTGAGGGTAAAGGGCTTCTTCTGGCGGTTGTAGGCCATGAAACTGCTGTACTGGAAACCAGCCATGCCGACGTTCTCGTACCTGTCCACGAAGTCCTCGGCGCATCTGAAGATGGTTCCAGACGTTACGAGATACTTCTTGTCGTGGTTAAAACGGCGGAAGGCCCGGATGTTGTCGTCGAGGATCCAATGCCGCTTGTGGCCTTCCGACACGGCATGCTCAAAAACGAAGTTGCGCGCAGGAATACCCCCCTGCCCAAGATTTGAAAACGGGGTAACGATGATTTTTTCCTTGGGTATGACGGCGGCGTATGCTTCGTACTCTTGGGGTTCTACCACTATGCGGTAAGGCACGTTCATCTTTTCAAGCGCCTTGGACGTAAGCCTGCTTTTCCAGCGGCCCTTGCTGATGATGTAGACAGGGTAATTAGGACTCATCTTCGTAGACCTGTTCCGAGAAGGCGTTGCGGTTCAACTTCGGGAACCAGTAGTTCTCGATGTTAGGATGGATGTTCTGCCCAAGCAGTTGGGCGAACCTTTCGATGTCCGCTTGGGTTTTGAACGAAATCTTGATGGTCTTGATTGGCACTTCCGGGTTCATGACGAACTCCGGCATGCCGACCCATTCTGTTTCAAATAGGTCGGGTTGTCTGTTTATGTTTAGTTCTTGTTGTTTTTTTGGTTCCATGGCTTGGAGGTTTGGGACTAAGGGGCTTAGGACTTACGCTGGCGAGTCTTTTCTCCGTAGTGGGCGGTCGGGTAGGGCTTGGCGTCCTTGCGGATGACCTTGCGGTAGGTGCGTTTCTCGATGATGCCGAGACGCATTCCCTTGAGGACGTACTCGCGGGCGGCGTTGCGCTTGCACTTCCAGACCACGGCCCACTCGTCAATGGTGCGGAAGCCGTCGGCGGGCTTCTCGGCGGTCTGGTGGATGGCTGACATCACCTTGAGGAGCAAGGGGTCGGGCTTGCGGTGGCTCATGGCTTGAAGGTCTTGAGTTCGGTCTGCCAGATCCATTGGTCGCCCATCTTGTGGACGAGCCATGCCTTGTACTGACCTCCAGCGGTGACGAAGCCGGCGACGAAGCCCGAACCCCAGCGGGCGGTCGCTAGGCGGTGCGAGGCGTAGGCCATCTCGTCCTTGAGGCATAGGCAACCAGCGGAGAAGGCGTTCCCGCCCCCGTGCTTGGTCAAGGCGACGCTTGCGAGGTTGTGGGTGTGTCCGTGTATCAAAGCCCCGCCGTGGGGAGCGTAGTGCAGTCCCTGGACGACCGTACCGTTGGCGCCATGGGCGAAGCCGTGAACCATCGCAACAGGCCCGAGCCGATAAACTCCCTTGTCGGCGTGGTATGGGAGAATAACCTTAGCCCCGTTCTGTCGGGCCGTGCGGTTGATGCGGGCCTTGAGGTCGGTGCAGTAGTCGCGGACGATGGCCTGCCCGTGGCCTTGCATGGAGTCGAGCCGGTGTTCGTGGTTGCCCCAGAGGTAGACGTTGGGCTTCCACTTGGCGAAGAAGTCCTCGCCCGCTTCGATGTCCTCTTGGAGCGACTCGGCGCCTTCCTTGTCCGACCCTACGCCCTTACGGAGGGAGCGGAAGTCGTAGTGATCGCCACCAGCCACGCGGATGTCGGGCTTGAAGTCCTTCGTGAACTCATACAGGGCCGCGAGGGCTTCGGGGTCAGCCATGTCGCCGTGACTGTCCGAGGCGAAGATGAACTTGGTGAGCTTGCTCATACGCTTGGGTGCTTTGGCTGTCCCTTGCGTGAGCCGTACTTCTCCATGTGGGAGATGAACTTCAGCCCTTGGCGGTTGGCGGCGTTGTACATCCCTGGACCGCTCATGTTGTACTTCAGCGCCGTCTCGCCGGCGGTCAGCCCTTCGGCGACGCCCTTGGCTGCGGCCTGTGCCATCGTCAGCCGTCCGTTGGCTAGGAGGTTGGAGCGGTTGCGTCCGTGCATCCCAAGGCGAGGTCGGCAGTTCGGGGGCCAGATGATGCCGTGCCGGCAGACGAAGGCTTCGACCTCCTTGAGCGTCACCTTGCCAATCTTGGCGGCGTCGGCGGGGAGCCACGATCCACGGATGGCCTCGCGGATGGCCTTGGCGATGTTGCGGTCCGCTGGGTCTTTGTAGTCGTCGACCCGGATGTGGGGCTTGCTGTCGTAGTGCGGGCAGGTGGCAAGGAAGCGGAGGCGGTCGATGGAGACCTCCCATGCCTTCGACATCTCTGCCAGTTCGTCGTCGGTGGGGGTTGCCATTAGTTTGGCTGGCTCACCTTCAATAGTTTGATAATCAAATCGAGGCGGTCGAGGACGAGCCACAGGAAGGCCGCGATGACTCCGAGCATGAAGACGCACATCATGGGTGCAGATTTGTCCATGTCGTTCATGTCAGAAGTTGTCCGATGCCCTAGCCTTCGCCCACAGTTGCCGAACCTCGAAGCCAGCCTCGGTCGGGTCGAACTCGCCCAAGTGTTCGTTGAGCGCGTCGCCGGCCTTGATGAGGATGTCGATGCCGTTGCGGTAGCGGTTCAAGTCGACCTCCGAGATGACGACCCATTGCCCGTCCTCGGTCATCTTCAGCACCTGACTGAGTTGGAGGTTGAGGGCGTTGACCTGGGCGAGTTGCTTCTCCAGCTCGTCGATGCGTTCCTGCTTGGTTTGCTTGCGGCTCATAGTCCGAGGTGCTTGGCGACCGATGCGGCGACCTCGCGGATCGTCACGGCGCTGTTGGGCTTGAAGGCGTAGGTCTGGTCGGGGATGGTGCCTTCGAGCATCTCGCGGATGCTGGCGGCCTCCTCCTCGTTGGCAGGGCCGACGCCTTCGGTCTCGATGTGCAGGTGGATGACCCGCCAGTTGCGGACCTCGCCCATGATCTGCTTCGTTACGACGACCTCGTTGATGTACCGGGTATCTGGGACGACCACGTGGCTTCGTTCCCTGTTAGCCGTTTCCGTGAGGTTGAAGATGAACACGTCCTTGTGCATCGAGCGGGCGAAGCGACCCATGGCGACCAAGGTATCGCGGTGGGCTGACTTGAAGCCCTCCTCGTGGAAGTTAACGCCACTAAGCCCCAGCTGACAGGCGTAGTTGTTGGCGGCGTCCTTGAGGGCGTCGGCGTAGGCGATGCGCTTGATGTCCACGCTGTAGCGGGTCATCCCTTCCGCGAAGGTGTCCTTCCCGCTGCGGGCATAGCCGGAGAGAAGGACGATGGTCTGCGGGGCTTTGATGATGCGGCGCATGGATTACCAGTCGGTCGGGGTTGGGATGGTCGACGCGGCAACGCCCTTGCCCTTGGGGAAGTTCATCTTGTACTTGAACTGCGGCTTGCCCTGCCACTCGCCATCGGGGGTCACTTCCACCTCGACCTCGAAGTAGACGTTGGTGGCGGGGCGGAGGTAGTCCAGGAAGTCGGGGACGGAGAGGTCGGCCTTTGGCTCGGAGACGTACTTCCCGCTGATCTTGCCGACGAGCATGGCGAGGGACTTGCCGTACTTGGTGCCGTAGGACTTGGAGAAGCACAGGCCTTCGGCTGTCTTGAAGAAGAGGCGGGCGGAGACGCCGTCGTCGTAGACCTTGACCTTGTCCTCCTTGGGGAGGGACAGTTTCAGGACATACTTGCCGGAGGCGGCGATGGTGGTGAGGGGCGGGCGGTCGTTTTGGTTTTCCATGTTGGTTGTGGGTTAGGCGAAGTTGATAGGGGCGAGGGGAGCGGTGGAGGTAGGGCGGGCAATCGTGATGACCTCGGACGGGTAGGCGGGCCACTCGTTGAAGGACTTGCAGACCTCATAGGCCTTCATCGCGGAGAGCATCAAGGCTTCCCCTTCGGCGATGAGGTCGGGATGCAGTTCAAAGACGGCGGTGAGGAACGGCGCCTCTTTCTCGACGACCAGAAAGCGGAACCCCTTGGGGCGGACACCGAAGTTGAGTTTGCAGAGGAGGAGATACCAAGCGGCCTGCAGCTTGAAGTCGTCCGACCAAATCAGTTGCTTGCCGAAACCCTTGGGCGTGGCCTCTTCCATCGTCGTCTTGATGTCGTAGAGGTAGCCGTCCTCGGCGATCAGGTCGATGGACCCCTTGATGGGGACGATATAGTCGGCCTTGAGCATCACCTCTGTGGCGACCGGCACGATGTTATATCGACCCATGGCCTGCTTCACCGCGTCAGAGTAGGACAGGGCGTTGTCGTACTCGTCAGCCTTGCAACGGATGTCATCGGGCTGGAGGGTAGACGCCCAATAGGCGTGGACCTCCTTGCCTTCCTTCGTGCGCTTGTCGGCTTCGGGTTCGGGCTTGAACTTGTCGAAGGCCTCGGGGTCGAGGACGGCGGCGTGGGTCATGATGCCTTCACGGAGGGCCTTGGAGTCCTTGCGGGGGTTGGCCTTATCGTGGGCGTACTTCGCCGGCGCCTTGAGGAGAAGTTTGGCAGAGGTCTGGTTGAGGGCGTCGATCGCGTCGTACTCTGCTCGGGTGCGGGCGGCGATGCGTTCGTTGAACTGTGCGATGGTATACATGGCTTTTGGTGGGTTGGTGGGGAAGGGCTACAGCACCTCGTCTGGGTTGTCCACAAGGTTCTCCGCGTCATTCAAAGTCTTGTCCATGTCCTCGGCCTTCTCGTGGAGGTTCTGGACGCTGACCAGGAGTGAGGCGAGGTCCGCTCGGACGATGTTGAGCCGTTCCCGCAGCTCGACCAAGTCTGCCGGGTCGTCGATGTGAGTCGCGTCCGTGATCGCGAGGACGGACAGCAGGCGGTCGGCGTCGATGCTGACGCGGTGGATATCGTGCTGGGTGACGAAGGTCGTCTGGTACGCGGAGAGGCTGCGGGCCTCGTTCTGGAGCCGACGGAGGGTGGCGGCTAGGCGGTCTTGGGAGGTCATTTGAGGATGGTACGGATGCGGTTAAGGGTGACCTCCTTGACCTCGCCCTTAAGGACTAGGAAGGTGCGGAGGTTGGAGCGGTAGAGGGTGGGCATGGTCTCGGCTGTCCAGTCCTTGAGGAGGCGCTCAAAGACGACTGCGGTCTTCGCCGAGGCTTCGACGTAGAGCGTGGAGTCGAGGAGGATGATTAAGGCGAAGGGCTGACCCTTGTCCTTGTAGGCTTGGGCGGCCTTGTAGACCGAAGATGGGACGATTTTCAGGCTCATTGTGGGAAGAAAGACCGTGCGGAGAGCCAAATCTTGCTCAGATAAACACTATTTTTGTTTATCTTGTCGCCGACCGTCTGCTCCACGAAGTCGATGTGGTAGGAGTTTCCGTTCAGCTCAAAGGTGGCGCCGGCGAACTCGGGGATGTGCTTGGCTTGCTTGGACAGGATGACGGCCTCGAAGTCCGCAAGCTCGACCTCGGCCTGTTTCATGTCCTGGAGCGAGTACTGGCGGACGGCCTCCGTCTTGACGATCCACATGAGGACGATGGTGTGGTCGAGGAGGATGACGTTGATGGGCTGCCGGGCATCTCGCTCGGAGGTGGTCGAGGTGGTCACGACTGCTTGCCCTCCTTGGCGGCGTGCCAGATTGCCAATGCCTTGAGGAAGTTTTTAGCATCCTTTTCATCTCCGCTAGACCATTCGTCAATCATCGCATCCCCCGCCTTGGTCAGCCTGTCGACCTGTGCCTGCAGTCGGGCGTTCTCCTGCATAGCCGCCTTGAGTTTCCTGCGGACTTGCTCGCTCACGGCTTACCTCCCGCTTCAAAGTCGATGTAAGCCCGGTTCGCCGCATCGGTGTCTGGAAGGTGCTTGCCCATCTCTGTGCCTAGTTTGCGGAGCGTCTCGACCTGTCTCGTCAGACGCATATCGTCGAGGGCGTATCGGTTAAGAAGGTCGTGATGGTAGTCTTCTAATTTGCTCAGCCGCTCGACCTCGGCTTTGAGGCGGGCGTTCTCGGCATCAGCCTCCACCAGTTGCTTCTTAAGGCTGGTCACCGACAGGCAGTCGACGCGTTCGTGCGCACGGATGACGGCCTCAAGGCACTTCACCTCAGCGTCGAGGGCGATGATACGGCCCTTCAGCTGGGCGTTCTCGATGATGTCGTCGATGTTCATTTGGCGGCGTTGCGGACGGCCTGCTCAAAGGCGTGGGTGTTGATGGCGGCGAGGTGTTCAGCGCTGAGGTCTTTCAAACCTTGTCCAGGCTTGAGCCAACCCTTGAGCGTGAGGATCTCCACGGCGGCCTTCTCGAAGCGGAGTTCGCCCATGAAGACCTTTGGGGCTTGGGGCTTCGGTGCGGAGGCTTGATGCCCATCGTCGTCAAGGTCCACCGAGATACCGCAAGCGGTTTGGATGGACTGCCGGCGGATGTAGGTGATGGCACCCCCGACCTGTTGAGCCGTTAGGCCGTCGGCCTTGACCATCAGTTTTCCGAAGGCGAAGAGGTGGCCCGAGGTGTGCAGCAGGGAAGTCGAGACGCCGACCTTGCCTTCCTCGGTCTCGAGGACTTGGACGAGGGCGAGGTTGTTGGCTTGCAGGACAGGCTTCACCGCGTCGAGCAGGGCGTCGAGCGATACATAGCGGGCCTTGAAGGCGGGGTTGATGCGGTTAGCGCCGACGTTCTCCATCGAGGAGAGGGCGGTGATCAGGTCGAAGTAGGGGTTCGACTGCTCCTGGCTGACTGCGGTGGTGGTTTCTTTTTTGCTCATGGCTTGTGGTGGTGTGGGTTGGGTTGGGAAGGATTAGGGGAAAGAGACCATCTCGTCGACCGTCTTCTGGCTGATGCAACGGAGCCGTCCTTCGTGGGACAGGAACCAGTAGCGGGTATTGCCGGCGGGACGGGGCTTGAGTTTGCGGGCGACCGTGCCGTCGGCGAGGACGATGTAGGACGACCCGGCGAGTTCGCGGT